ACATCTAAAATCTTAGTCCTTCAAGAACTTGGGAAAATCAAATGAAACGATTAATTGTATTACTATTTATCTCATCATGTGCCAACCCTGTCAAAGAGGAGAAAATCCTTTTTGATGGGGTTGATACTATCCTTATGCAATCAAGGGAACACATTGACACTATTGTAAAGTTCCTCCCAAAAGTTGACAAGCATATTGAGAAAGCAGAGAAGCAAGTATTGCTAAACGTATTAAGCATAAAATTGCAAAATGCTAAACTCAAAGAGGATGCAAAAATAGTCAAGACTATTACCATTAGGGATACCATTATCATCAAGGAAAAGACAAACTTTTGGGGCAGAAAGAAAACTTCTACGGATTCCATATCATCAATTGACTCAACTGAAAATCAATGAAACAATTTTTTTGCGAAGAAAACGGCAGACTATCAATGAAGCGACTTTGCGGTTTTACTTGCGTTGTAATCATCTGTGTTACAATGTACCACAATTCATTCTACGAAACCGAACCATCAGAGGCATTGGTTTACTCTGTTTCTGCTCTTGCATTTGGTTGCTTGGGTTTAACTTCAGCAGAGAAAATATTTAAGAAGGATGAGAACAAAGATTAGTCTTTTACTATTACTATTTGTTGGTTGCAACCCAGTTAAGCAGGTTTTGCGTGACCAAGATAAACTTGAAGAAGTAGCAAAGGTTGTGATTAAAGGGGGGTGGTGTGCTTCAGACACTACCTTTATTGTTAAGTCAGACACATTGGTTGAGTTTGACACTTTAGTGAACATAGATATTCAAGTTGATACACAAAAAGTAAACGAATTTGTTTATATCACTAATTGGAAAACAAGGGACATAATCAAGTCTGTAACCATCCATGACACAGTTAAGTCCTTCATTGTTGATAATGCCCGTGTGAGGTTATTACAGGCAGATTCAGCACGTTTAGGAGGCGAGGTAATAGAATGGAAAGGAAAAGCAAAGAGAAGGCAAATTTGGTTGTTTGCAATAGTTGCAATGATATTCGGTGCATTATACATAAAATCTAAAATATGAAACTGAACAAAGAAGGTGCAGACTTAATTAAATCATTTGAAGGATGTAAACTTAAAGCATACCAATGCTCTGCAATGAAGTGGACTATTGGGTACGGCAATACTTTCTTTGAAGATGGCACACCAGTTGTTGCAGGAAATGCAATATCTCAAGAGAAAGCAGAACAACTCTTTGAAATAATTGCAAATGATTTCTCTGCTAAGGTTGTAAAATTAGTGCCATCGCATATAACCCCTAACCAATTCGGTGCATTAGTTTCTTTTTCATATAATTGTGGCATTGCTAATCTTCAGAAGTCAACTCTGTTGAAAAAGGTTATTGCTAATCACAATGACCCAAGCATAAAGGCAGAGTTCTTAAAGTGGAACAAAGCAGGTGGCAAGGTTCTTGCAGGTCTTACAAGAAGAAGAGAAGCAGAATCTAATCTATATTTCAAATGACAAAGGTTAACATTTGTGCAGATTATCGTGAAAGGTTCGGATGGGATATGCCGACCTTAAAACTTGCAAGGATTGTCTATCAAGATAATCCTTTGCTTTTTAATTCAATTGAAACGGCAAGAACGGCATTAAGAAGCATTGAAGGTAAAGCAGGTCAGAGAGTAGCAATTAGAAAAGAGGTTGATGGAAGACCTAAGAATCCTTATAACTTGCCACAATCTGATGAGGCAATTTATGAACCTTATCAACTAAAAGCGAAGCGTTTGCTGGTTCTTTCTGACATACACATTCCTTATCATAGTATTGATGCGTTAACTTGTGCATTTGATTATGCAAAAGATGAGAAGCCTGATGCAATCCTTTTGAATGGTGACACCTTAGACTTTTTTGGATTGTCAAGGTTTGCCAAAGACCCAAAGGCAAGGTCATTTGCACATGAACTAAAAACATTTAAGGAGTTTATGGATGTGCTGAAAAGTACATTTGATGCCAAGATTTACTTCAAGATTGGCAACCACGAGGAAAGGTATTTCCATTTCCTTTGGATGAAAGCACATGAGATTGTTGGGGTAGAAGAGTTTGAACTTGAAAACATTATTAAGTCAAGAGCGGAAGGTATAGAGATTATCAAGGACAAGCGGATAATGAAAGCAGGTGACCTAAACATTATTCATGGTCACGAGTTTGGAGGTTCAGTCTTTAGTCCAGTAAACATTGCAAGAGGATTGTTTTTGAAGGGTAAGGTATCTGCTATGCAAGGACATAATCATCAGAGCAGTTCTCATTCTGAAAGCAATATGAACGGAGAAATAACTACTACCTGGTCGCTTGGTTGTCTATGCGAATTACATCCTGCATACCTACCAATTAATAAATGGAATCACGGCTTTGCTATTGTAGATATTGATGGTAAAAACTTTGAAGTAAGGAATAAGAACATATATAAGGGGCAAATCTTTTAGTATGGAAGAAGACCTCATTTTAGGCGAAGGCGAAGAGGTTGAATATGTTGAGGAAGAAATAGGGTACTCCTATCCCGAATTTATACATGCATCGGTTGAGGTCCTTACAATGCTTGAAAGTGCCAATCCAATGACAAGGGATGAGGTTGAAAAGATGCAAGAACTAAAGAAACTTTGTTTGGAAATGCTTGAATTTTCTGTAAAATCCATGCACGGAATGCTATTTACTAATGACATCTGACTGTTTTTAATTGTGTTTATTAATGTGATTTGCCCCTGATATTTCTATATCGGGGGTCTTTTTTATGGGTAAACGCAAATAAATATTTTAAAAAAGATTAAAAAAGTATTGTTTATATGAAATAAGGTTTTATATTTGCTAAACAATCACACTTAAAAACACATACAATGAATCAGAAATTCCAAAAGTATTTAGACCAAGATGGCGGTATCGCTTTCAATTTAGCAATTTACAATAGGTTCTCTTCCATCGGAGATAGTGTTTATAGTGAAATATGCGGAGGATTTATTGATGGGGTTTATCAATGGGCAGACCACAATATTGACTATGTTGATGATTCCGAGAACACAAAATACTACGGGTTTACCATTAATTTCAATGGTGGTGCAAAACGTAGGGTCTACATAGAAAGGTGGGTTCTTAATATTGAACCATCTAACTGGAAACACGCAAGGTCTTTGTTCAATAAGTATTTAAGGGAAGATGTCAGGTACAATACAAGTCAAGAAGCGAACGCAGTATATTCTTATTAAGATAAAAACGGGGAGAGGCATCCTACACCTCATCAAATCACTTCAAAACCAAAAACAATGAAACCAAAAACAGTCATCACTTGGGCAACAATTATCGCAATGCTTTGGGTAGTCGGTCAGATTCAAGACCAATATTGCAGGTAATGAAGACCAAGAAAATACTGCAACCTATATGGGTAAAATGCAGATTATGCAAATCACTTTATACAATCACAATTAAAACACAATCACTATGTCCGAAATGCCACTGCCTAAATGGGGCGACCTAAACACTGTTGAAAGACACAAGTTACTTGGTGAACTTATTGATGCCATGATATATTCAGGCGAAGCAGTAGAACACCTCCAAGCAACTGTTGAGCAGTTCAGATTAATGGGTTACGTTAAGTCAATTATTTTACCTCAAAATGAAGATAATGAAACAATGCACTAAATGTAAGCAAGAGAAACCAAAGGACCAATTCAACAAGAATGCATCCTCAAAAGATAGATTAGCAAGTAGGTGTAGGGAATGCGAAAAGGGTATTAAGAAAAACAAAATAGATATCTACTCGGATTTATACCGCATATTTTAAACAAGCAAAACAAATAAAATGACAAAGGAAGAACTTAGAAGAACAAGAAGAGCAAAAGAAGTAACGCAGGAAAAGTTGGCAGAATTGTCAGGTATCTCACTTGCCACAGTTAATAGAGCAGAAAAGACTGGTAAGGTCAGACTTGGAACTATGCAAAAATTATTTCAAGTTTTAGAAGAAATTAATTAACTTTAACATTAAATAAATCACAAACGCAATGAAAAAACAAGTCACAACAAATGTCCGCATACCTGCGGAATGGTTAAAGGTAAGCATCTCAGACATTATGATTATGGTTACTGCTACCATTAATGATGCAGAGGATTACGTTGATGTCCAAGTTAGGGAAATAGTAATCCCAGGGTATCACTGCATTAACATTCTGCCTCAGTTTCATTCTGCTTTTTATGAGTTGGTAGAGCAGAAATGCATGGATGCTTTTACGTTCAAGATGGACAGTAATTATGACCACGAATATTATAGCGACTATGTACTATGATAGAATAGAAATGACCTTAATGGTCCGTGATGAAGTCCGAGCAACGGCATTCCCTTTGCGTAACCATGATAGCATTGAAAGACAGAGGCATCAATGGTATTACTTTTATGGGTTAAAAAGTATCAAGGATTGGGAAATCTACATTACCCATAAGTCAACGATGGAGAACTCATCACCTTTTAGAATAGAAAAACCTTTTCCATATTTAAAAAAATCACAAAACAATGACACAACAGAATCAGAATCAACAGACCAGCATTGCGAACCAGTTAATCCTTCAGGGGGACTTGAGCAAACTGTCGGCAGGGGACAAGGTTAGGTATTACAACGGGTATTGCGAAAGAATGGGATTAGACCCATTTACAAAACCTTTTGACATCCTCAGACTTAACGGCAAAGAGGTACTTTATTGCACAAGGTCGGGAACTCAACAACTTAACAAACTGCACAAAGTTTCTCACTTGATTACCTCAAGGGACACAAATGCTGAAGCAGGGGTTTACATTGTAACAAGCAAGGCATCCCTTCCTGATGGTAGGTGTACTGAATCAATCGGAGCAGTCAATATTGCAGGTCTTAAAGGTGAGGCTTATGCTAATGCCATTATGAAGGCAGAAACCAAGGCAAAACGGAGGGCAACACTTGACCTCTTAGGATTGGGTGTTCTTGATGAATCAGAGGCAGAATCAATCCCTAATGCAACCACAGTAGCAATCACTACAACTGTTGACAATAAAGACCTTATAAATTCAACTCCAATAAACACAATGATAAAAGCATTGATGCCTGAGATGGATATTGAGGCTGAGGTAATTGAGGAAGATGCAGAGTTAAGCATTGGAAGACTTGCAATCGCAATCAAGAAGGCAAGTAACATTGTGGAACTCAAGGCGGTGTATGATGCCAACAAGCATAAGATTGAAACCAACACATTTATCAAGGACCAACTAAAAGCAAGAAAGAATGAACTCCTTAAAGGTTAATGAAATAAAGGTGGGGGATATTGCTCCCACCAAATTTGGGATTGAGTTAATGGCAGATGCTATCCAAGAGCAAGTCAATGATGGACTGCTTGACCCTTTGGAGGTTGCAATCAAGTTCAATAGTTTAGAGCAACTGGTTAAGTCGGTTAAATCCCGAATAACCGAGAATGTTTTATCAGAACTTATGAAGCATCCAAAGGGCAAAGCAGAGGTACTTGGTGCAGTTGTTTCCAATATGGAAAGTATCAAGTATGACTTTTCAGACCTTGCAGGTTGGTCAGAACTTGAAGAGCAGATTACCTTGCTAAAGGAAAAGCAAAAGGAAATAGAGGACAAAGAAAAGACCTACCATAAAGGCGACCTACCTATTAAGTCAGTAACTTCAACCTTCAAAATTCAACTCAGTAAATAAAACAAATATGCAAAAGTTAATTAGTCTTAACATTGATGTAAGTAAAATTGATGCCAAACGCCTTTACAAGGGTAAAAAAGGTCAGTACCTATCTGCTACCTTATTCCTCAAGGAAGAGGTGGACCAGTACGGTAACAATGGATTTATAGTAGAATCTATTACAAAGGAAGAAAGGGAGCAAGGCAAGAAAGGTACAATCATCGGGAATGCCAAGTATATGGCAGCAGGTGGACCTTCAAAACAAGAAGAACCCCAAGACTTGCCATTCTGATTGAAAACCAAGGGTGAGGTTGTAATGACCTCACCCATATTTAAACCAAACACAATGCAAATATCACTTGATAATCACGAACAAGAAATAGTCAGAAGTTTAGCGTTAGCAAGACACAATAGCAATATAGACAGAGGAAGCAGGTCTTACAAGATGGGCAATGGAGATGACCTACTTATTAACCTTGAAGGCATTGGTGGAGAGTTTGCATTTTGCAAACTGAAAAATATCTATCCTGACATGACCATTGACCATCCTATTCCATACGATTGCTACATTAATGGTGTTGGGTTTATAGATGTAAAGACTACAAAGAAACCAAATGGGATGCTATTGGTAGGAACTTGGAAGCATCGTGCAATACCTGAGTATTATGCCTTAATGGTAGGCGAATTCCCTAACTATGAGTTTAAGGGATACTTCCGAGGGTCAGAAGTTTTTAAACCTGAGAACCTTGTTAACTTGGGTCATGGAGATACCTATGGAATATCACAGGACAGATTAAAGATGGAACTATGAGAGATTTAACCTATCATTTAGAGAATGCAGTTGAGTATCTTGTCTATGACCTAAGCATTGAGGACATAGAAGAACGCAGGGCAAAGGCGGTCACCTATCGGTCAGGGAAGTGCGTTTGTAACTTTATGGGATATCCTCCCAATAAAATTAGCGACTTGAGGCAGGTTGGTCGCAAGGTGATTAGCAGACTGGATGGGAAAACCTATGCGGTCCGAGTTAAGAAAAAAGATGCAATAAGTGAATAATTTTGTATCTTTGCAAAGTAGACAAGCATTTGAGGTAGTGTGCAAATGCTTGTTTGTAAGAACAGACAAGAATGGGGAATCGGGTAAACACACTACACCTGAATCCCCTTTTTTTATTTTATGAAGAAAGATGCGTTTTATTTTCCGCATTTCGCAAACTCAAGGCACGATAGAAAGATTATGCGTGTTCGCATTGAGTTAGGTCTTGAAGGTTATGCAATCTATTTTATGTTACTGGAAGTGCTTAGAGAGCAAAATGACTTCAAATATCCATTAGATGATATTTACATTCTTGCACATGAATTCGGCATTAGTGAGCAAAAAGTAAGAGTAGTGGTATGCAATTATGGTTTATTTGAAGTTGATTCAAATGAGAACTTTTTTAGTATTAAGCAGATTTACTACCTACAACCTTACATAGAAAAGACCCAAAGAGCAAGAGTTGCAGCACAAAAAAGATGGGATAAGGTAGAAACAGATGCAAATGCAATGCAAATGCATAGCAAATGCAATGCCGATGCAATGCAAATAAAGGAAAGTAAAGTAAAGGAAACTAAAGTAAAAGAAAGTAAAGTAGGTTTTGTACGCCCTGAGTTATTTGAAGTACAGAACTATTTTGAAGAACTTGCAAACCTAACAGAAGCAGAGGGATTCTTCAACTACTACGAAAGCAATGGTTGGAAGG